ACTTCACCTGTGTCTAAATTTTTAGTCACGATACAGTGAAGCCGATCCATCCCTTGGCGGGGCAGACCGTTGGTTTCAATGTCAAAGAGAAGTCTCATAGTCCCCAGTATCCTGGTTCCTCCGTGTCAAGGGTACGTTGCGTAATAGGATCTGGTCGCCCACATTCTTCACAGAAGTAACCACTCGGGTCCATCTCTGAGAAAAAGAAAGCGTCAGAACCGCAGGCACAAATAACACGGCTAGAAATCTCCGTAGTCTGTAGCGGGGGTGGAAGCTTTGGAGTCATTGAACTCAGCAGTGAGGTCTTCAGTCATGCGACCGGTATCAGATTGATAAACAATTGTACCAGCCTTTCCGGTTTGACCATTAAATCTGTTCTTAAGAACTCTGATGTTGGCAAAGTTCTGACCAGAAGAAAGGTTCCTTTCAAGCGCAATAACCATGTCGGACAGTTGAACGATGCTGTGGCTGCCACGGAGTTGACCGAGGCTAACCTGTTGACCATCTTCGTGTCCCTTGTCTCCTTGTGGACGCTTGAGGTGGCTGATAAGAATCATACCAACTCCAGTCTCCTCAACAAAAGATCGAAGCTTGGTCATGGTCACATCAATGAGCTTACGTTCATCGTGCGACTCGTTCCCTGACATCAGGATGGAAAGGTGGTCAAGGACAATCCATTGAACCTCCTTTGCTTGTGCCATGAACCGGCAATCACTAAGTATGGCTTCAGGATCGACTGACCCGAACCCGTCACGAAGAAATACCTGTCCAGTGCCAAGCGACGCATCAAACGCTGTTTTAAGGTCATCTTGTGGTAGCTCGTTGTTTAGGTGAAGAGGTTTGTTTGCCTTGACGGACATCAACCGAAGGGCTGTGCGTTGAAGGCTCTCCTCAAGGGCAATGTAGCCCACCTTTTGTCCCTGGTCAACCAAAGACTGAGCAACTTCTCCACAAAAGGTACTCTTGCCTACCCCAGACCCAGCCGTAACCGTAACCAATTCACCGAGACGGAGCCCGCTGGTGATGCCATCAAGACTATTAAAAGGCCAGTTAGCATCCCGACCATGTAAAGGCTTAATTGCCAGGTCAAAGAGGTCTCGTCCGTCGATGACGGTCTTTGGTGAGTAGGGTTTCTTTTGCCAGAAGGCTTGTCTGATTGCATCGGAATCCTTAGCAATGATTGCTTCGTTAGCATCTTTGTATTCAGAAAGCTTCGCAATGAAGACCTTCTGATGGTTAAAGAGCTGAGCACATTCCTGAGCAGCCTTCTGTCCAGCCTCATCACTATCAAAGAACAGAACGATTTCGTCGTATCTGTCGATGAATTTGTACTGGTGCTGGAGTGACTTCTTGGCAGCATTGGCCCCATTGTCAAGGCTGACCACAGGCCAGTTAGGACGGGCTTGCCAGACGCTCAAAGCATCTATCTCACCCTCCGTGATGACAATGGTTTTGTTGTTGCCCTTAGCCCCTCCGAAGAGCTGCTGACCAAACAGTTGATGGTCTTCGTTCTTTCCTGACCACTTGAAGTCCTTATCAGGAGTCCTGGCCTTGAACGCAATCAACTGCCCCTCAGAGTTGTAGTAAGGGAAGCGAAGAGTTTTGGTCTCCGCATCATACCTTACGTTGAACTTCTTGCAGGTGTCCTCAAGAATACCCCTGGAGCGGAGAGGAACAATGTCCCCGGTAAAGTCCATGCGGAAATGCGGCTTGTGAACAGGAATAGATTCGCCATCACCAAACTCGTAATGGCCACAAGAAAAGCAGTGCCCATGACCGTCAGTATAACGACCAAGGGCATCGCTACTGCCACACTTAGGGCATGGCTCATGCCTTACAAATTCGCTTTCGGAGTTCATCAAGGATGCCGTTGTACTGATCAAGTTCTTTTTCATGATAGCTTATCCAGCCATCAAGAGCAGCAACAAAGGCTTCAGCAACCTCAGTTGAAGTTATTTGATCGGGTTGGCATTCGGCAAACACGTCGGCAAAGTAGTCCTCAATTCGTTGTTGGATGTTCATCGAACCAGTTAAGTGGAATGGAGTGGTAAGGTGCCCAAAGAAATCCGTTCTTTTCTGCCCACATTGCGTAGGTAGTTTTAGATTCCTTAGAGATGGTGTTGTGGGGTGCCTGAAACACAAGTCGAATGTCGAGGTCTGGATGTTGCTTTTTAACGGCAAGCATCTTCCTTCGATCTTCTGGTTTGAAGTAACCCTTGGCTTCAATGATCACCCCATTTGGCAGAACAAAGTCTGGTGTGTAAACGGCGTGAACGGTGTAGTTAAGTTTTAGAGTTTCATACTCAAACGATTGTCCATTGACTTCTAACCACCGGGCTAGCCGCTCTTCAAGGCGGGACCGGTAATTAGCCATCAGAACGGAATGTCGTCGTAACTAGACTCATCAGCCGCTTCCTCATTCGGTTTAAACGAAGGAGAGCCAGCCTTGAAACCATTACTAATTCCAAACAACGCAGCCACGTCGTCAAGATCAAGATCACCAGAATCAGACCCGCCAGACCCAACAAGTTTGAGAATCTGAGCGCCTCGAACCTTGAAGCTACATCCGACTTTGGTGCCGTAGACATAGGGCTTCAGGTCAATAATCAAGCGAACAACAGTGCCCTTCCAAACGGGGGTGTCAACATCAACAGGAACCCCATCGGTATCCACCCAGGGGAACATCGGAGCACCTTCCTCACCGCCGTAGGAGATCTTAACAAGACCATCCTCCTGCCACTTGGGCAGTTCTTCGGTGAAGCGTTTGCCCGTCATCTTGTTCTTGCCCCAGGCAATGCACTGTTCATAACAGGCATCAAACTTGGCAAGATCCTCATCAGGGATGCGGAAGCTGATGGTGCAGTTGTTGTACTTACCACTGGGCTTCAGGGCATTGATGTAACCCTCAAGAGTGGTGGTAATGATGAAGCGGTTTTCAGACATGGGTGATGTGGTGGTGGAACTCAGCGTCGGTGGTGATCTGGTTGTGGTCTCGGATCAGTTCAAAGACCTCATCAATACTTCCATCAATAGACGGATCGTAAATGCGTTGGGCTTCTAGAACGTCCTCAAGACCCAGATCAAAGCGGTTGGTGGTTTCAGTCATCGAAGTCGGAATAAGCTTCGTCGTAGGCTTCCAGGCAGTCCACAGCATCACCGCCTTCCATGGCAGCAAGCATGTAGGCAGCCTGGGCAAACTCCTCAACAAGGTATTCGAAGAAGGTGATCTCAAGGCCAAAGGCCTCCATCTCCAACTCGTATTCCTCGTAGAGGTTTTCGATAACCGACTCCTTTACGATGAACCGTTCAGCCAGCAGGGAAAAGTCAGGTGTGGTGCTCATTAGCAAAAGAAGTAGGCGGAACTTTGAACATCATTGATGTCCAGCGTATTCTGCATTACATCCTCGTCAAAAGATGCATTGAGTTGATCTGCCCAGTTCTTCAAAACAGGCTGAGAGTAGATCTCAACAAACTTGTTTCGAATAGCTTCACCCATCATGTCCATGTCACAGGAACGACCAAGCACACAATCATGGATCACCGTGAATGGAAGAGACCACTCAGCAAAGACCAGATGTAATAGTGCTGCATCAAGACTGTGAATAAGATTAGGGCTGCAAGCTGTCCTGGCTTTGGTTAGATCAATCTGTCGCTCTTCAAAGGGTTTCAAAAGATGAGTTTGAATGCGTTGACCAAGAAGCTTGGTGTTAACACGTTCACAATCATTCCTTCGATACTCTTGAACAACAGGAAACCCAGAAGGAGTTATCCACTCAATCGTAGGCTTACCGGATTGGATGACCTCACCGGCTACCTTTTGAATGAACTCCATAGATTTACAAGGACCAGTAAAGACCTCCTTCACCGCATAACGATAAATGGCCTTTACGATTGCTTGTAATTCCCCAGGTTGTAACTCAACACCCTTCAACTCTTGTCGGATGTAATCCCTAGCAGAGTTTTCAGTTACCCCATAAGGGGTGGTCATCACGGTTCGCTTTGTTACCTTCCGCGTAATAAGCGGATGAAGATGCTCAGGAAGTTGTTCCTTTGCCTTCTGGGCAACAATGGCATACCCGTCAGACGGTCTCGGTGTGGGGACAACGTTGACCATCTCTGCTGCTGTTCTGTCAAGCGCCAATGCTGATAGGTGTTGGAGACCAGAGCAAGTGGCATCAACAGACACAGGAAGACCAGAGGTTTGTTTGGTTTTAGTAATGACACAGTGATAATACTCAATAGCAGCAGCAAGAAAACACCAAGGCTCTTCAGCACCAGACCAAGTAGCAATTGTTCCCTTTGGATCGGAAGCAATCATACTGATGAAGTCGTGGTTCTCCTTTGCCCAGGCTATTCGCTCTTCCATTGGAGCTTTATCAAGACCCCAAGTAGTAGCTACCTGGAATCCTAACCACCAGTCATTAACAGGCCCCTCTTCATCAAAGTAAATAAGACTCTTTTCAAAGTCAGTACCTTGTGGGCTGAGGCTTGTGGGAATTGGATAAACCCTTCCCCTAAAGTCAAACGACCAGGGAATCCAAAAGGTGTCATCTTTGTATTTGTTCGCAACAAACAAACACTCAGTTGTTCGATAGTTCTTCTGCGCCAGAGCAGAGTTGTTATCTTCGATCTCAGTACGAGCCCGTCGATACGCAATCTTATCCTCCTCGGAGGCGGTCTCCCAGGGGTCTGGCTTTGGCGGTGGAGGTGTTGGCTCCTCAGCTCGGAACTTACCCACAGTAATGCGGTGTTCCATGCAGAAGTTGGCTATGTCAAGGATCTCAGGGTTGATCCGGTATGGCACCTTCTGGAGACGGTTCAACATGGCCAGGGCCGTGCTTTCCCGTACAACAGAGCACCTTCTGGGCACAGCAGACCGAACAAGCTTGTTCAGACGCCGCAACTCATTGGTCAGGTACCCCCCATCGTTGCCCTCATTCCAGTCGTTGGGCTCACACAGCATGGGCCACAGACACGCAGCAAAGCCCTCAGCCTGCTCTAGAAGCGCCTCCTTGGCCTTCAAAAAGTCGGGTGAGTAGGTGAGTACCGTAAGCTCCTGTTTACCGCCCTTAGAAACGGTCCTGGAGGTTACCCAGCCGGTGGATCGAGCCAGGCAATCAACCAACCACCCACCAACAAGGTGTCTGACCGCCGTTGACCACCTGTCGGGGTCGTAGCTGGCCTTCCTCATCGCCGCTCGAAAGCGTTGAACCTTGTAGAGGTAGCCCTTGTGGGCATGGATGGTAAGCCTTGCCTTTGAAAATAGATCCGGGTGGCTGGCCTCAAACTGATCCAGCATGATCTGATCATGAACCAACCTACCAATGTGTGTGGTCACATAGGCATACGTTGGCTTCTCGATCCTCCTAACACCAAGAACATCCAACACACCCTTTGCCGTGATGAGGGCAAGAATGGCTGGATCGCAGTTCTTAATGGGAATTACAGCAGCAGCTTTCTCTGTTGCCCACCCTTGACTGATTCGATGGAGCTTAGAACTGATCTCGTTGGTAATCTTTTCAAGACCAGCCTTGATAAACGCATTTCCATAGACAGTAGAACTGGCATAAGACCTGTCCTCTGCTGCCCTGGTGCGTTCCCTGAGCCTGTTGATGGCCTCTGTGCGAGCACTTAGCTCTCGCTGATACTGTCTGGCGAGTTGCTCTCTGGTTGCCATTAGTCCTCAGACTGTGTGTTCTTGGTGTGGATGGTCTCTCGTGCCCTACGCACAACGATGATGTTACTGATGATGGAGATCAGGTTCTGAGTCATTTCGATCTCATCCTCTGACCCATCAAGACCTAGCTGGGCACTCAGTAAACGATCTGCTTCACCCTCTTCAATGTCAGGATCCAAGATGTCAGAGTGAGCGTTTACCCTACCAACCAGATCCGTACACCGATCAACGGCCATGTGCTGAAGGGTATAAAGTAGGTCATCGTAATCATCACTGTTTGGGATTGGGAAGGGCATGTCTCTGTGCTTTGTTAAAGGTTTGAATGGCCAGCATCTGTGCTAACTGTTTCTTTCCCAGATACGAATACTGAGAAAGCTTGTTTCTCTTGGCCAGCTTACGCAACTGCCTCCAGGTAAGGATGTCCTCAAGGTGGTTGGCCAGTTGATCAATGGTGAAGGTCATTCGAATTGCTCCAACTCAGCGACGATGGCGAGAATGTTTTTCTCAGTGATACCAAAATACTTAAGTTCTTGTACAACAGCTCGCAGGGCGGCGGCAATTGCAGGCAGGTAGTGCCAGTCATCCGGCTTACCACTGGCAGCACGATTGAACTCCCAGAACACCTGTCGCGCGGCGGGGGAGAGGTCAGTCATCGAGTTGCTCCAGTGCGCGGCG